TATATATAGCGCTGAGCTTGTTATTGACATCTTCGAGAAGCGCTTCCCTGATGACGCTAGACCGCGTAAGGCTATTAATGCAGCAAAGGCTTACATGGTTAATCCATGCGCTAAAACTGCTTCTTCTGCTGCTGCTGCTGCTGCTGCTGATGCTTCTGCTGCTGCTGCTGCTTATGCTGCTGCTGCTGCTTATGCTGCTGCTGCTGCTGCTGCTGCTGCTGCTTATGCTGCTTATGCTGCTGCTGCTGCTGCTGCTGCTGCTGCTGCTGCTGATGCTGCTGCTTATGCTGCTTATGCTGCTGATGCTGATGTACGTAAACAGATAATCAAAAAGGCGATTGAAATTTATGGACGCTAAAGAATTCATCACCATCCGCAAGGCGCATTTCAAGTCGCAAGTTGAGTGCGCAACTCTGCTAGGAGTCTGTGAGCGTACCATACGCCATTACGAGTCCGCATCAACGTCTATTCCGTGGCCTGTTGCGCTCATAATGGATATGATTGACACAGACCCTACAACAAAGCAACGGATCGAATCAATGTCAAAAACTAACTGTGAGTTATGATGCCCTCAGTACAAACAATTGCATTCTCTATCGTTTTCGCGGCGTTCGCAACCTATGCTATTATGGCATTTGCTAAGGATCTTAAGTTAGCCGAGGCTTGCAGGGAAGAACTTGATAAGCTGGAGAACGAAGATAAAGAAGGTGAATCAGGATGAGTCGCGAACTTATACAGCAGGCAATAGATATTGTAATTCATTTTTGTGAAATAGTCGCTGTAATTTACATATGGGAAAAACTGAAATGACTGAACAAGACAAGAAAGAGATCAACATCCTGTGCGCTGAGGAGCTTAAGGGGTGGAAGCTTGTCAACGACGAATGGCTAAAAGCAGGGACGTCGACTGGATATTATCATAGCGGTAGGTTGGCTACGTACTTTGGCGCAAAGGCGGAGCATTGGAACCCCGTGGAAGACCGCAACCAAGCGTTTGATATGCTGGAGGAGTGGTTAGACAAAGACAGAGATATGCGAGGCAGTTCCATTCTTTACATGTCGGATCTTCATGAGGTGACCTTGCATGACGATTCGATACCGATAAAGTATTTAGCTACTAAACCGTCATTGGTGTATGCAATCTGCCTTGGTATGCTTAAAGCGCACGGTATCAACGTTTCGAAATACGAGGAATCAGAATGAACCACTCAATGCCAATAGAAATGGGAGACAGGGTAACAATAGAGACAGGGCTTGCTGGTATCGTCACTGCAAAGATCTCATTCAGAAGCGCATTGAAATACAGAGTCTTGCTGGACGACGGAACTACGCGGCATAGGCCAGCGGATATGATTAAACACGAGATAAAAGGAGACAAGTAAGATGACAGAGATTAAGTTGGGTGAATGGATTCCCATATATTACGGAAATTATCCCCTTGATAGACGGTAGGATATCACATATAGGCCCTATGGATAAATACTGGCACGGATTCGAACACGACAACGGCGCAACGTATACGAGAAGGACTAAAGGGTTTAAGTACGCAGACGGTACGTACCGACAGCACGAGACCCGCTCATTTAAAGACCTCGACGAACAAGCTAAACACATCGTCTTCCTCCGTGAAGACCTCTGGAAATAGGTAGTAACGGCGCTACATGTTAGTTTACTACCCTAGTCTAAAATCACACGCTGCACGCTCTGGCATCTACAATTTACAATCTCTTCCACGGGCAATCCAGGATCGCCGGGGAACTGTGCAGCGTGGCCGCCTACAGAAAACGCGTCGTCCATCTTTATAATATTCGCTCTGCTGTCCGCTTCTGCCTCTACGTGGCTTTCCCGTGTGCGTTCATCGTCAGCGGCAACCCAGAACTTTCTAAACTCCAGCCCTGTAGCCTTTGCCGCCTCTGTACGGGCGAATTGCGCCGCGCTATGTGTTTCAGTTCGCGCTATTACTTTGGCTCGGTTCGCGGCTATTACACCGCCTGCGCGTCTTTCTATTAGCTTTGCCATCTCGCGGTTGGTGAATGAATTGTTGATAGCTTCTGTAACTGCATTTGAAATTGTCTTGAGTGTTGTACCTGCTATCTGTGTCTTACGCCGTTCCACCATGCCAGAGACAAAGCCACGGATAGACCTAAGGAAATTACCTTCCGCGTCTTTCTTTTCCAGTGTTTCAACATGGCTTTTCAGCGACTGGAAGAAGTCACGCCCGAAGAACTCAGCCGTCTTTATATACTGCTTTTCCAGCGCAGTGGCAAGTTCTCCCTCCATAGGGCCAATCAATAGCGCAAGATCAAAGTGCTGCCCCATCTGATCAGCAAGCCGCGCCGCCTTAATAGCGTACTTCTGGAGTATACGATACATGACAGGCTCGAACGGTGTAGATAGGCGCATAACCGCGAACTCCTGCGCACCTTGCGCCCGCTGAAGCTCTGCCGTCGTCGGCTCCTGTTTCATCTCCATTACAATGTCGTTAAGGTTGAATGTCATGCCTAAATATACCCCATGCATATTTTTTTTCAAATATTTTGTACTTAGCACTTGTATTACTTCAGCATGTGAACTATACTATACTTAGAAACCAACAACGAACCGGAGACAATCAAGATGATGCAGACACACACAAACGACACAAAAGAAACACAGATTGTAGCTTTTGGAAAAGAAACACCTGTTGTAATTGAAGAAGTCCCGGAAAGCATCAACGAAAGCCAATACAGCATTGTTGAGATCGTTGAACCCGGACAGGCTGTGTCGCATGATATGCTACCTGGGGTTGAGCTTGACTTTGATACACCTGTTACCCTGTGGGATACCCTCAATAAATAACAAAACGGAGACATTTTCAAGATCAAATATTAGACTCATCGCCAAGGTTCGAGAACGAAGACGCAACGTCAAGCGGTATCATGTTGCTACCAACTAGGATTACGTTACCTCCTGAAGTCGGGTCCAGTCCTACGAGCTTCCGCTTTTCGTCTACTGTCAGGAATTGCGCATTTTGTGCGCGTTCCCATGCTTCTTTTCGTCGTGGTTCCAGCGCTGGAATCTTCGAGAAGTCAGGGACCACAATAATATTATCACCATAGCGCGGCGTCAGCTGGTAATTTAGCGTCTGACTGAATGATTGCCAGAGCGGTATAATCGTACCCTCCCATAGCATCAGGTTTGCAGCTTCAAGGTTTGCAAATGTCGTATCACTACCCATGCTCAACAGTATAGGCGGAATCTTAAGCGTTCTGGATACGTCCCGCGCTTGCTGGTCATGGCTTACGCTAAAGTCTGCATCTTTGGGTGACTGGCTTAAAGTATGCGCCTTTGCCCGCTCAAGTAAAAGTGGCCTACCGTTGCCGTTCTCAAGTCCACTGTAGTTTTCTTCTAGTTCTTTCTTCAGCCTATTGAACTCCTCGTCTGACAGTCCTTCCGCCGCTGTAGATTCAAGCGCGAACGATGGACGGCAGCCGCTTTTGAAGTATGCGCGGTTCCAGATGTTACCAAAGCGGTAGATATCCGAGTTGAGGTTTGCCGCCTGTAGCGGTGATGTGCCGCTTGCTATTGTGTTAGGGTTGAACGATCCCCATTGCATTATATTACTGTTGCCAGTTATTAGATCAATAGGGAAGTTAGCCGACTGATTCATCCCGCTAAAATCTGAGGCTGGATTGTACTGATAGAACATATTTCCAGTATCAGTCCTTAAATCAACGCTAGGAGGTGATACAGGAAACATTTCAGAAGGTTGCTCATCGTAGGAACCTGGAGAGCTTGTTATCAAACGCGTGTACCCGTCTCCACCTAATGACCTGAACGCAGCAACAGCATAAAGCCACTCTGTACCGCTCTGGAGAATGTTGGGACGTGCAAGTAGTTGGCGCAATCGCTGTGCCTCCTGACTCGTGGCGTCTCTCTGTTCCCCGTCTGCGCCGATCTCTTTTACCTGCAATGGCACGCTTGCGAAGTTAGACGCTACTAGGTCAACCCCGCTGTAGATTATATCGTTATCAAAATAGCCCTCACTGACTGCCTTTTGATAAGTGTAGGGGTTCTCATCTCTTCCTAGTGTGATAGACATTAGCCGCTGTAACGGCGATAGATCTGCTGCCTTTCTCTCTGTTGGTTTCCCTGCCTTGCCAAACATGTTTAACCAACTCATATTATTTATCCTTGTTTATATTCTGTAAGTTCTTTCCTAGCTACTTTTATAGCATTCTCTGACAGTTCTTTCCTCTCTTCGCTTTGGCTTATTTGCGTTTTCATCAACGCTATTTTCTTCTTATAATGCTTTATCGTCTTTTCATAATGACTAATATTTTCACCATAATAATCAAAATCTTCCTCGATACTTTCCAGAGTGGCTTCATGTTGTCTGATAAACGTGTTTTGCGCTTTTTCCCAGTTACTCATTTCACAGTTTCCTTATTCTCATTGTAGGTTTCGCCAATTCTGCTAAATCTGTTAAGCCCCATACTAGGGAGTCAAGCCGCCCTGGTGATGCTTGCTTCGGGTCGCCTGTGTAGCATACCATTTCAGTTTCCATTTTGCCTAATCCTTCAGCGTGTGCCACCTTGCCAGCTTCGTATAGTGTTGCGACTGGTTCAGCCCGCTTTAGTTTGCCTTTGGTTGCGTGAACCTTTACAACCTTGATCGCCGCCTTATCTCCTTGCGTCTGAGCGTTGCGAATATTCATCTCTACAAGGTCGCCGCCTTGATTGACTTCTGCTACAATATAGTTGGCTTCTAGCGCATTGTAAAGCGAAATGGTGGCATTTGCCCATTGTAAAGGCGTCAATACATCAGTTTTATCCCTCATTACCTTGTATCTATCGTCCGCCGTTTTCCCTATCGCAATGATTCCGCATTCGTCAATGTCTTCTTCGCTGGCTACCGTCGGGTCCACTGCAATGATGATCTTGACAAGCTCACTATCATCTATCTTCTTATGCCGCGCCGCCTCTATCATCTCATGATCCCACAGAGCGCCCTCCATATCCCTTAGCCAGTAGCCAAGAAACACATTTAGGTATTTTGCATAGTTCCGCTTTTTCATGCGCTCAGCATCTGACAAAAACGAGTCATCAAGGCATCTTTTTACATCACGGTAATCGGTGTGTACATAGAGCACATTTCCTACACGCCCGTTGAAATCATCTGGCAACGCCTCTCCGCTTTCGCCTTCGTGCTCAAAGAACCGCTTGTAAATCCAGTGGTGCACATGGGAAGAGTTAAGCAGTAATACAACTTTAATGTTATATCCCTGCTTCCGTAAGCTGAGCTTCATTTTGTCAAACTCATCTTCATCCACCATCTCTTCAGCCTCTTCAAATATCCATATAGCAATATCAGCAATTGATTTGAGCTTCGCCGTGTTGTTCCCCGAGCTTGTCTTGTGCCCCCTGAATTTGATAACGCGCCCGCTTGATGTGCATGTTATATTATTCCCTGTCTGCTTAAAATC